TCTAATCTCCAAGTAACTCTTGGTGCTGGTCTGCCCGCAGGATACTTTTCAACCATACTTCTAATATCTCTCAATTCACCAAATGATAATGGTTTCAACTTGACATTCATATTAGATTTTGGTAAAACTGTTTCATACAATCCTTCTTCGTTAGGTAATGCACCTTTCTTAATATTAAGTTCATCAAGTAATACGGTACCCTGAAACGCCTTTTTGGTTACAGGATCTGTTAAATTGAGTGTCATCTCAGGTCCGAACGCGGTGTTTCTCAAGAAGATAAGAATTGCCTCGATATCACCCTCCAACATTTCTTCGGGTTTGATATCCGGTTCGAATAGTTTTGCTCTGATAAGATTCATTGTTAAATCGTCACCTCCTCCCATCAATATGTTTTCATCGTTTGCAGTTAGATAACCAACTTTAACTGATGATTTTTTGTTCTTATAAAAAACACCACCCGATGGAAGAGGAACCACGTCATGTGGAAGAGATAGTGTTTGTGTTGCGTATTGCATTGTTTCATTATCCATAATAAAAAACCGTGAGGTTTTGTCCTCACGGTTAAATATAAACTGACTTTACTTTTTATAAAGAATTAATATATGAGTACACATCTATCCATTCTTAAAGAAGCTGTAATATTCGCTAAAGCATCTTGTGAATATGATAAAGAATTGAAATTAACGTCTGTTAAGAAAGTTCCGTAAAGAATCCACTTCTCAACAACCACTCCTGTTGGATCCAACATTTCGAGGTCAATATCCTTTTTGTAACCTGCAGCATATCCCATACGACCTGTAACAGATTCTGCATGTAGACGTACCCACTCCATAAGAGCTTGAGCCGCTGAAGGTCCAATTGGGTCACGGAAGTTTACGTTTATTGGTTGCCAGTTAAATCTTCCAGCAACGTAAGTAGAAGTATTCAAAAATTGAATCTCTGTAGATCCGATTGTTATGTGAGGTCTTGCTGCAGACTCCACAAACCACTCGTTAATACCTAATGTCGAAGGAAATCTCAAAATGAATCGATTCTGACGTTTCGGTTCGTAAGGTATTGGCATTTTCATCAGTAAGTCAGCCATAGTATATTAATTTTGTTTTTTTGTTTATAACTATAAATATATCCTCGAAAATTTTTTTCTATTTACTTATTCGAGGAAAAAAGATATTCATTTATTCCATCTTTGATTTCTTTCCAGTTCCAGTATAATAAGTTTTAACTATGTTATATGGTTCTTTATCAAATCTTTTCTTCATTACTTCTACATTTCTAATATCGTCATCTGAAAATCCAATACTAGGAACAAATTTATTAGCAACATCTTTTTTAAGGAATGCTCTTTTATTAAGTAATGCAGCCATGGCTTTTATGTAATCAACAAACCCCTCCATCGCTTTAACTTTAGCTTCTTCAGGATTGGACGCACCTCCTTCGTCTCCAAAAGAAACGGGGTGGTACTTGTTGAGTTCCAAATATGATTTAATTAATTCATTGTCGGTCATTTCTTCTTCACCCACAAACGAACGGTACTTTCTTAAATTTTTAATTAGTTGTTCCTTACTAATACCATTGAAGTCATTGATGATATAATTGTAAACCCCTTGTTTTAAAGTGTTTGGATTGTGTCCTCTCGCAGTAATAATTGAAAAAATTGATCCGTTATTGATTGCCTCTCTAAAGTCGTCAAACGCAGGACCTACTTTAGCTTTCATCGCATCAATCAAAAATTGTTTGTCTCCTTCAGTTCTGAAGTTTCTAAATGGATTTTCCGCAAACCCTACAATTTTTTGACCATTGTAATCAAAGTCTTCTTTTCCAATCTTAGTCCTGTATTCCGCAAAATCTGCGGTAGACATACCAACCTCATCACCGTCTTCGTCTTTCAATACAATTTCAGTTGGCATATGAACAATATTATCATCCCAATCAAAGGCGTAATATTTCATATCCGGTGAACCTTTCGTATCAAACCCTTCTTTAAATTCTTTCTTCATGTTTGGCTAAAAAAGGGGGAGATTAACTCCCCCATTATTTTATTAGATATTTTCGAAAGTAGCACCTGCTGGTGTAATCAAGAATTCAATATCAATGAATTCAAGAGCTTTCGTTGGTTTCAAGTAAATTTTACCTGTTAGTGTGTTTCTGTCAAGATCTTCAGGTGATGAAGAAACTGTTACACGGAAGTCGTAAACACCTCTGTCTCTTCTGATAGAATCCATGATTGGATTTACAGCGTCTAAGAATTGTTGTCTTACGATTTCATCGTTTTGTTCGAACAGTAATCTTACAGCTACCGCTGAAATTAACTTACGAGCTTGTAAAAGAAGTCTTCTAACATTCAATCTATCAAGAGCAGATTCTGCAACTTGAAGTGTCTTGTTACCCCAAATTACTGTACCTACGTCAGAGAAAGTTGCAATTGGGTTGATTCTTCCTTTGTATAAAGTATCTCTATCTTCTTGAGTTAATTTCTTTCTAGCTTTGATTGAATTAACAAGACCTCTTGTGTAACCCGCTGATGCGTACCAAGGGAACGCAATGTTATCTGTTAGAGCTAAGTTTCTACAAACTTCTCCTGTTGAAGGAATATAAAGTTGTGTATTGTTAACTGTATCTCTTACAAGAATCCATGGGTAGTAAGTTGCTGTGTAGTTCGAATCGATACCAGTGTTTTCTAAGTTATTAACTGCTTCAGTTGGATAAATAAATCCGTTGTTATCAACAGTTGACGGATCAAACATGTCGTAGTCAGGAGTTGTAACGATATAGATTGAGTCAGCTCTGTCATCTTCAACCATATCAACAGCATATTCTGCTAAACCACTATTGTTAACATAGTCGATACCTGGACTTACAAATACGTTAATATTTGTTGCCTCAGGGTTAGCGAATGTTGATATACCTAATTGGTATGCGTAGTAGTCAGTGTTTGCCCAATCAGATACTTGATCACCTACTGCGTAGTTTCTAAATGCTCCCCATCCTGTAGCTGTTGGGTATCTTGATGAAGCACAAGCTCCTTTTAAGTACCCTGATCCACCTAAGATATAGTCATCTGTGTTTGTTCTTGATTCTCTGTAGATATCCCAACCATCAAAACCACCCGCTAAACATACTGTGAATTTTCTTGCGAATAATCTGAAGTAAGGATTTTCAGGAGATGTTGGTTCTTGGTTGAAACTAGCATCACCAACTTCGAAAGCTGATTGACCACTAGTCATGAATGTGTTACCGATTGTTACAACAGTAGCACCTGAGTCCATGTGGAAACCTTTAGTCTTATAGTTCCAAGGGTTTTCAATATTTGTTTGACAATGATCTATGATATTTTGGAATCCTTTGAATTCTAAGAATGATTCGTCAATACCTACTGTGTTAGAGAAACCTAAGAATGTTCTTCTTACGTTATCACCTGCACTTGTAACTTGGTTACTACCACCATTAGTCGTTCCAAATGGAGGATTGTAAATCACTTGACCTGGGAAATAGTATTCTGTTTTATAGATAGGAATTGGAGATTGAATATCACCTGAGTAATCTCTCATCACATAACCTTCGAATCCACAAGGTAATGCATCAATTGGATACTCTTCAGATAACTCAATCATTACAAAAGCCGAATTTAATGAGTATTCTCCGTCAGAAGAACCGATCTTCTTAGCTACGAATGAATTACTATTTGGATCCATTGTACAGTTTGTGAATTTCTCTAACACAACTGGATTTGCATCTGTATCAAAGAAATCTCTAATCATAACGTCAAACGTACTGTTGTTGAATGACATGTTCATGATTGAAATTTTGATTTCAGTATTAGCTGAATCTCCGTCAGATATAGAAATAAATTTAAATAGATTGTAAACTTTATTACCTCTTAATTCAGAAACAACCCAAGGTGTTTTAGGACTTTGGTATTGGAATAAATTATTTGCAATTGAACTTACGTTACCGTCTCTTGCTTCAGGTAATGCAGTTAAGTCAGGGTTAATACCACGGATATATCCATTATTATAAGCCCAGTTCATCATTGTTTGATAGTACTCCTCTACAAATAAAGGAACTTCGAATCTTGATTTAGTGAAGTTTGCAATACTCAATACTTTTGTAATGTATTCTGAATCAGAAGATTGGAATGAAGTTTCAAAAGAAAAAGTATCTCTAACACCATTCTCATCTGGTATCGTAATACCTGATATTGCAAATGTTGAGAAAGGATTTGATGTAATTGCTGAATATGCACCTGATGTATCGATAACAACATCTGTTAGACCTGATACTTGATATCTTGGACCAGCTGTTGTTGAATTGTATAAACTAATTCCTCTTGATCTTAAAGTTGCAACAACTAAATTATCATACTCTGTGTATGAACCACCTGAGAAGAAATATGCGCTTCCCGATACTGTACCTGTGTAAGAACCGATTGATGTATTTCCTGAGATACCATTAGCCACAGGCATAATGTAGTTAGTAAAAGAAAAACCAGTATATCCACTTAAAGATGTGTCAGGTTTATTGAATGTTGCATAATACCACTCGTCATTACTTTCTGCAGAAAAAACGATATTGTTTAAATCTAAGTCACTAACACTTAACGCATTTGTAACTCCAGTGAAAGTACTTCCTGTTAAATCAGTAAGATCATTAGTATCAATAGCACCATAAACATATAAACTTGTTCCTGATGTAGTACCAGATGCTTTCATTATATCAACTAATTGATTAGTAATATCAGTCTTGAAAGAACTTTGTGTTCCGTTGTTTTGAGTAAACGGAGTATTAAGGTTATCCCAAATAATATCAGGTAATGTCCCTTGATTTAAGGTTATTGTCGAAGAAGTACTTCCTGTAGTACCTGTAAAAGTAAATGAAAAATCTACACTAGATCCTGATTGACCTATTGTAGAAGGATTGACATTTGCAATTGTTGTGATAGACCAAGAAGGACCAGCGTCATAACCTGACAAACCAAGAATTCTTGTAACAAACAATTGGTTAGATTGTTGTAAATAAGACTTTGCGATATACGCCGCCTCATATTTAGGGATTTGTGTATTCACAAATTTTTCAGGAGATGTTGGTCCGAAAATAGTTGTGAATTCATCATAATTCGTAATGAATATTGGTTCGAAGGCAGGTCCCTTAAGGGTTTCTCCAACGATACCTAATGTTGTTACACCGACACTCTGCGCCACGAAGGATAGGTCGGTCTCTGTAGTGTAAACACCAGGTGATACAAATACTTTTTGTGTTGTTGCCATTATTAAAAAGTTCTAGCTTGATTTATTTTATCATAAATATTAAATTAAACACAAAAATCTTTACTCCTGAATATGTATTTGTAAATTAGGATACTTTTTTCTTCCTTTTTTCTGCCCATGAAAACACCATTGAAAACCAAAAAAGAAATCAAAAACATCAAGATCTCAGTTGAGTCTCATGATAAGTTAAAAAAGTACTGTGACAAAAGGGGTATTAAAATTTATAAATTCCTAGAGAATTTAATCTTCGAAAAGTGTAAAGAAAAAACAGATCTTTACGGAGAAGATTAAATAAGTGTTGAAATATAAACAATTGAAGAGGACTTTGTATTGTCGACAGG